GAATTATCCAACGGGAGAGGGTGCCGGAACGATCCGGGAAATCGCGGCATGGACTTCGCTGTCCCAGTTGCGACCTGACGTTGGAGTGTCTGGCGGAGGATTCCGTCGGGCTGACATTACCGAGATGGACGACATTCGGGTCAAGGAAATCCCGACCCTGGCGGAGGCGGTGACCCTTACCTTCCAGTTCAACTGGGACGCCTCTCTTGCCTGGTTCAGCGTGGTAGAGGATGCCGCTCGTGCAGCGACGCCCACGCCGTATCGCATGATCATCGGGGCGGCGCGGATCTACGGCAACGCTTACTGGGGGTTCAATCCGGAGCCGACGATTCAGAACGGGATTCTCACAGGACAAATAGAACTGTCCGTGGTGGCCGACTCAAAGTACTACGCCAGCTGATGGCCGAGATCGACATGCAGGATCTGCGGCGGCGGGCGCAGTCCGAGCGAGAGTTCACGCATATGGTGGATCAGGTGGAGTTCCAGCTGCGCCACCCATCGAAACTGGATGCCGAGCGGATCTGGGCAACACACCGGACGAACATGGTCAGTGCCATGGCGCTGCTGGTCCGGGACTCGCTCATAGGCTGGCGCGGTGTGCGCGTGCGAGATGCGGTACCCGAATCCAAGCAAGGCGACGAGCCGTTGCCGTTCGAGCCCGAGGCGGTTGATCTGGTGCTCAACGAACGTACGGACTGGGTAAAGGACATTGGCGACGCCATCGTCTCTCGAATGTCCGCGCGGCAAAAGCGGATCGAGGCCGACCGAAAAAACTCATTGACCGGGTCCGATTCGAATGCAATCGAGCGCACGCACAGCAGCTCGACGCAGTCGGACTCGGCGCACTGATTTCTACGCCACCGGAGACTACGCCCAATGCCGCGCACGCGCTCCACATCTGGAAACTCCTTGGGGGATATCACCCCGAACGGCTGCCCGTCGTCAGCGCGGTCATGGACATTGGGGACCCGGAGGTGCTGCTGGGGCATCTGGTGGCAATCCGCGCCGAACTCGGAGAGCGATCCGATGAAGATTGATCTGGCATTCGATGCCCGCGCAGTCCGCCTGCAGCTGGATCGCATTCCCCAGCAAATCATTGCCCCGGCAGCAGTTCGGGCCCTGAACCGCACGCTTACCAGTGCCAGGTCCGCAAGCGTCAAAAAGGTCCGGACGGCCCTGCCGCTTTCAGCAAAAAGCATTCGGGGCCGGCTGGCGCTCGAGCGGGCGACCCGCAGCAAGCTGGTCGCTGCGATCGTTGCAAAGCGTGATTACGACCCGGGCCTGTATCTGTTTGCGCCGAAGTGGCGGCAGAAGCAGCCTGGCGGTGCCACCATCAAGATGCCAGGCCGCCCGCGTCAAATTGTGTCGGGCGCCTTCGTGGCTCGTACGTCGTACGGCCGCGATGCGGTTTTTCGCCGGATCGGGCGCTCGCGCCGACCGATCAAGTTCCTCCGTGCGAGCGATGTAGGTTTACCCACCATTGCGTCGGCGTTTCTGCAGGCCGTGGCCGATGGAGCATTCCAACGGCTGACCAGGGATACCTTCCGCCGCAACTTCGCGGCCGAACTTAAGTTTCGGGCGTCGTAATGGCTGACGCCAAGTTCGCAATATCGGCCGAGGACAAGACCCGCGCAGCGTTCGAGTCGGTCAAGCGCAACCTGTCCGACATGGAAAGGACCGCGTCCACTTTGCGAGCGACGTTTGCAGGTATCGGTGCCGGGTTGTCCGCCGCCGCGCTCGTCGGGTTCGTGCGCACTGCCATTGATGCCGCGGACGGCCTGGGAAAACTGTCCCAGAAGGTTGGGGTCACCGTCGAGTCGCTCTCCGAACTTCAGTACGCCGGGAGGCTGGCTGACGTGTCGACCGAGCAGCTGGGCGACGGGTTGCGCAAGCTGTCCGTCAACCTGCAGGAGGCCGCCGGCGGATCCAAGGAGTTTCAGTCCGCCTTTGCTGCTGTTGGAATCTCGGCGAACGAACTGATCACACTCAAACCTGACCAAGCCCTGGCCCGCATCGCCGATGCGTTCGCGCGTAGCGAGGATGGTGCGGCGAAGACGGCGATCGCCGTCAAGTTGTTTGGCCGGGCGGGATCAGAGCTTATTCCGCTCCTGAATCAGGGTAGCGCCGGCCTGCGTGATGCTGCGGACGAGGCGCGGCGCTTCGGTCTGATCATCAGTTCCGACGCCGCGCGGGCTGCCGAGACGTTCAACGACAATCTGACCAGGCTCTCCAGCTCGGCGCAATCGCTCGGCATCACGCTCGCCAATGCGGTACTACCCAAGGTTACCCAGTTCACGAACGAGCTGCTGGAAGGGGAAAAGGTATTCGGGTCGTTCGGCAGCGCTTTTGCCGCCATCGTCACCAACGTCAACCCGTTCAAGGACATCAACACCAACCTGCGCGAAACCCGCCAGAACATCGAGAAAATTCGAGCGCAGCTCGAAGCGATCCCTTCCGGCGCCTACCGACTGCGCGAGTCGCTCAGCCTTGACCTGGATGAGCAGATCCGGGTCAAGGAGTACCTTGAGGCCCGGCAGCGTGCTGGCATCAACACCGGAGACCCGAGCACTTTCGATGCGCGAGATTTGGCGGCGCGGCAAGGAGGCGGTCGCGGGACGCTGCCCACCATCAAAGTCGACAAGACCACGAAGAAGAAGGGCGATGACCTCACTGATGCAGAACGGTTCGCCCGGCAGACTGACGATGAACGGTATCGGCGCCTGGATCAATTTCTCACCGACCTGCAACGCCAGCGGGAGGATGACGAACGGGAGTTGATCAAGAAGCTGCAGGAGGGCCCGGAGGAGGCGGCGAAGCAGGCGGACGAACTGCGCAAAAGCGTGGACTCCCTGATGGCTGCATCCCCGGCCGGAAAGCGCGATGCGCTGAACCGGCAGATTGGAGAGCTGAACGAACGCCTGATCGAAGGGAAGATCAGCGCGGAAGAGTACGAGGACGTGTTCGCCGGTCTGTCCAAGAATCTATCGAACATCAAAGACATCGGTGATGACGTGTTCGACAGCCTGTCGTTTTCGACGGACAAGTGGCTCGAGGACCTGAGATTTGCTGCGGAGGGCTGGGGGCGTTCGTTCTCCACAGTTCTGGCCGACGCTGCGCTCGACGGCCGGCTTGCATTCGAGGATATCGGCAACTTCGCCAAAGGAGTGTTTCGCGACATCCTCGCCCTGTCGATCCAGCGCTCCATCGCCGAACCGCTGATAAAGGCGGGCGTCAGTGCATTGGGCAGCATCTTTGCGGTCCCCGGAACCTCGTCCAGCAAGACGGACATCTCCGGATTTGCCGATGGAGGCGTTCCGCCCGTAGGGAGAGCGTCGATAGTCGGAGAGCGGGGGCCTGAACTGTTCGTGCCGTCGACTGCTGGTCGGATCATCCCCAACAATGCTCTCGGCGGCAACGTCACCATCGTGCAATACATCGACTCCCGCACCGACCTCGCTTCGATCGCGACCATCACGCGCACGACAGAACGCCGCATCCTGGACCAGCTCGCGACGCGCCGATGACCACAATCGTCTTCCCTACTTTGTCGGTCAGACCCACCCGAGTGGAATGGCAGCTGATATCCACTTCGCTGGGGGTGCAGTCGCCCCTCGATCTATCTTTCCAGCAGCAAGAATTCATCGGATCCCGATGGGGGCAAGTGATCGAGTACCGGACGCATATTGAAACGGACAGCAACCGGCTCAAAGCATTCTTGGCAAAGATGCGCGGCGGCGCAAACGACTGCGCGCTGTGGAACTTCGAGCGGCCGAAACCGCAGGGCGTCACCGTGGGCGCGCCGACCATCAAAGTGGTGGGGGCCGGTCAGACCGGCACCACGCTTAACACCAACGGCTGGGCGACCGGCTCTCACGTCAAGGCGGGCGACATGTTCTCGGTCAACGGCGAACTGAAGATGATCGTGACCGATGCATCCGAGACCGCCAACAGTCTTACGGTCGAGTTTGAGCCGCCGCTGCGCGCGAGCCCGCCGGACGATTCGCCCCTGATCTTTACCCAGCCGACCGCGATCATGAGGCTGACAGAGGACACGGCACGCTGGTCTCCGACGAACACGGGACGGAACGATAGGATCTTTGACTTCGTCCTGCAGTTCGTGGAGGTCTGGCGATGAGCCGGTCGCTCACCAGCGCCATGCTCACCGCCATCGCCGACGGCGTGGTCCGGCCGCACAAGCTGGTGGTGGCGGACTTCGCGTCGGGCGTGACCCGATTTACCACCGCGCCCTACGATGTGATCTGGGACGGCGACACCTACACCGGCCTGGGTCATCTGCTGTCGGTGGACACGATCGAGGAGCGCGAGCAGCTCTCCACCTACGGCGCGCGCCTGTCGTTGTCCGCCGTGCCCACCGACATTGTGGCCACGGCGATGACCGAGCACTACCAGGGCCGCGCGCTGGCGATCTATCAGGCGCTGTTCGACGAAGACCACCAGATCATCGAAGACCCGATGCTGCCCTGGTCCGGGTTCATGGACACCATGAGCATCGAGATCGGCGCATCGGCCGCGACCGTCACATTGACCGGCGTGCACCGGCTGCACGACATGGATCGCGCCCGCGGGGGACGGTACAACGACGGCGATCAGCAGGCCCGGTTCGCGGGCGACCGCTACTTCGAGTTCCTCGAAGAAATGCAGAACACCAATCTCCACTGGGGCTACTGGCGCGCCATCCCCGACAGCCGTCCGCGGGACATCGGCACCCTCGGGTACACGAACACCGGCGGCGGGGCGGACAGCGGGACACGCGGCTACACCTCGGGCGGCAGCAACCAGATCGCCCGCGACGCCGGCACGCGGGGGTACTACTGATGCGCGTGGCGGACTGGCCGGAGCAGCTGCAGGCCGTGCTCGAGCGCATGGCGCGCACCCCCTTCGGATGGGGCTGCGACGACTGCTTCCTGTGGGCCGTGCGGGCCGCCCGTGCGGTCACGGGAGGCAATCCGGGCGACACCTACGGCGCACCCTGGTGCTACGCCTATGTCGGCCGCCTGGGCGCCCTGCGCATCCTCGCCGCTCACACCCTGCCGGAGATCGGCGACCGGGCGTTCGGCGGTCAGCGCATCCCGCCGCTGTGCGCCCAGCGCGGCGACATCGCGCTCGTGCCAGCCGGGGAGGGAAGCCAGGCCTTCGCCATCGTCGACCACGAGCGCTGCGTCGGGCCCGCCGTGAGCGGCGGTCTGACGTACGTGCCGCTCGACCAGGCGATCATGGCGTGGAGGATCGGCTGATGCCGCAGCTTGTTGCGGGTGCAGCGATCGCGGGGGGCGTCTCGGCCATTTTCACGGCGGGGTCGTTCACCACCGTCTTCGCCACCACCATCGCCGCCGGCTTTTTGGGCCAGGTGCTCTCGCCGCTGCCGTCGAACCTCCACAACGGCGCGCCCCAGTCCCGACAGGTCAGCGGCCGCAGCACGCTGGCCTCGCGCCGCTACGTGCTGGGCCGCGCGCAGATCGCCCCGGTCAACCTGTGTTACGGCGAGATCACCGGCGACCAGGGCGAATACCTGCACCTGGTGCTCCCGTTCTGCCAGGGCCCGCTCACCTCCATCGACCTGATCCTCTTCGATCAGGAGCCGGTCGGGGAGCGTGATGGCGACGGCGTGGTGATCGAGGGCACCTTCGAGCGCCAGCCCGACGGCGCTGGCGGCTGGGCGGAGATCGCGCGCATCCACGAATCGCTCGGCAGCGACAGCAAAACGGCTGACGCGGATCTGGTGGCCGAGTCCGACGGCCGTTGGACCGCCGACCATCGCGGCCGCGGCATCGCCGATCTGGTCATGCGTCTGCGCCGTGACGCCCTGGATCGGCTGTATCCGTCGGGCGCGCCGACGGTGCGCATCGTGGCGCGCGGTGTCGCGGCCTATGACCCGCGCGATGCCGCGACCCGCTGGACCGTCAATCCGGCGTTGCTGGTCCGGTGGCTGCTCACCCTGCCGCGCCCCGACGGGTTCGGCGTGGACGGGAGCGAACTCGACGACACCTTGGTGGCGGCCGCCGCGAACCTCTGCGATGAGCGGGTCGCGGTCGACACCTACAGCTCGCCTCTGTGGACTGCGGACCCGGTCACCGACACGCTGACGTTTGCCTCGCGCGAGGTGATGATCGGCCTGGGCGACGGCGTGCGCGTCGTCGGGCCCGGCCCGCTGCCGACGGGGCTGTCCGCCGGCGTGACCTACTACGCCATCCGCCCGGACGGCATGACCTGCAAGCTGGCCACCACCTACGCCAACGCGCTCGCGGGCGTGGCCATCGATATCATCTCTGCCGGGTCGGGTGACATGACCCTGTCGCACATGGACCAGGCGCGCTATCAGTGCTCGGGCGTGTACGAGGCCGACCAGTCGCCCCGCCAGCTGCTCTCCGCGCTCCTGGCGTCAATGGCGGGGGTGCTCTGGTACGCGGAGGGCAAGTTCCATCTACGCGCGGGCGCATGGCTTACGCCGCGTTCCGCCCCCATCACCGAGCGCGATCTCGCCGGCTCGCTACAGATCCAGACCAGCACGCCCTGGCGCGACCAGTTCAACACGGTGCGCGGCACCTACACCGATCCTCTGCAGGATTTCCAGCCCACGGATTTCAAGGCGGTGACCGATGCCGCCTACGTGACCGAGGACGGCGCGGAGCTGCCGAAGGACATCGATTTCCAGTGGGTCGACAATCCACTGCGGGCCCAGCGCCTGGCGCAGATCAACCTGCGCCGCGCTCGCAGCGGGCAGATCCTCACCCTGCAGTGCAAGTTCACCGTGCTGGATGTCGGTCTGTGGGATACGGTCAAGGTCAGCATCGCCAAACTGGACCTGAGCGAGGACACCTTCCGCGTCATCGGCTGGGACATGCAGCAAGGCCAGCTCACGACCCTGACGCTGATTCTGCAGGCGGAGACCTCTGCCGTGTTCGGCTGGAGCGCGACCGACGGAGACATCGTCGAGCCACGGCCGGAGCTGGTGCTGCCTGACCCGCGCGTCGTGGATCCGCCGGCCTCCATCACCCTGGCCAGCGGCACCACGCACCTGTTGCGCATGCTCGACGGCACGATCCTGTCGCGGATCTACGTGCAGTGGGCTGCCTCACCTGACGCCAACGTCGGCGCCTACGAGGTGCAGTGGAAACACGCCGACGAGACCGCCTGGACCAATGCCCTCAGTGTCCCTGCCTCCCAACTCAGCGCGCATACCGGCGCGGTGATGGACGGCGAGGACTACGACGTGCGCGTCCGCGCCGTCAGGCTCGGCAACGCCGCGAAATCCGATTGGGTCGAGGACACCGAGACGGTCATCGGCAAGACCGCCACGCCCACCGGGCCCTCCGCCCTCACCACGGTCACCATCGCGGGCGGGGTGCAACTCACCTGGCCGGATTCGCCCGATGCCGACTACTGGCGCACGCGGATCTACGAAGCCACCGCCAACGACTGGACCCACGGCAGCCGCACGCTGATCGACACCATCACCGGCAACGGCTACGCGCGCCTGGGCCTGTCGCCGGGCGACGTGCGGTACTACTGGATCGTGCACGAGGACACCAGCGGCCTCACCTCCGATCGCTGGCCCACCACGGGCAGCGGCAACGCGGGGGTGGCCGGCACGGCCGGCGGGGCGAGCGTGGGCACCGCGGCGGTCGACACCATCAACATCGTCGGCAACGCCGTCACGAACATCACCAGCGCCTACACCGGCAGCACCACGGTGATTTCCGCCGGCGTGTGGACCCAGGTGCAGTCGCTGGCCGTCACGCTGGGCGCGTACCCAGCGGTCATCAGGGCGTCCTGCCACGCGAACACGAACGCGGGGGTCGGCAATTTCGGCTCGACGCAGATCCGGGTGCTGCGCAACGGCAGTGTCATCGCAGGCCCGGTGGCCAACACGGCGTACACGATGGCCGATGGATTCCTGGGCTTCGACATTGTCGACTCGCCCGGCGCCGGCACCCACACCTACAGCATCGAGCTGTTCCCAAGCCACGGGTGCGGCGTCGACGCGCGTTACCTGCACGCACTGGAGACCAAGCGATGAGCGAGACCCCCGAGATCGTGGCCCCGCCGCGCTTCGTGAACTACGCGCTGTTCGAGCGCGCAACCGGCCGCATCGTGGCCACCGGCAAATGCCGCGAGGACCACGGCGAAGTGCTGGCCGACATGGCGTTCTACGGCGTGCTCACCGACGTCCTGGCCAGCGACGAACGCCACTGCGTCATCGAGGGCGAGATCGTCGCGCGCACCCCGCTCCCCGGCGCCGATGTGGTCTACACCCTCCAGGCCGACGGCGTCGACAGTGTCAGCATCCCGGTCCCCGTGGGCGCCACGTGCTGGATGCAGGGCCGCCTGAGCGGTGCGCCGTGGACCGAGGCCTCCGGCACCGCTCGCATCACCACGAACGTCGCCGGCGTCTACGAGCTCGTCGTCGATCACCCGCGCCATCTCGTCGCGCGCATCCGCATCGAGGCCGCCTGATGGCCACCCGCATCGATCTGCGCGCCGACGTGGCCACCGCCCGCAAAGCCTCGTATCCCGATGCCGGCGAGCAGCTCGACGCCCTCTGGAAGATCGTCGACGCCCTGATCAACCGGCAACCCCTGCCGGCCGACGCTCTGGCCGTGCGGGATCAGATCGCGCAGATCAAGGCGCGGTACCCGAAACCCCTGCAAGAGACGAAATGATGTGGATTCCGCTGGTGCTGTTCATCGTCGTCGTGGTCGTGCTGGTGTTCGGGATCTCGCTCATCGTCAACGAGGCTTGGGCAACGGATGCCAGATCGCCATTCGACTACGGCGTCCTCACCTACATCTGGGTGCTGTGCTTGTCGGCGTTCGGAGGCATCGTGAATTTCTCCCGGAAATTGCGCGACTCACGCACTACCCCGTTCCGCCTGACCGAGTTCGTGGGCGAGATCGCGACCAGCAGCTTCGCCGGCCTGCTCACGTTCTGGCTGTGCGAGTCGGCGGGAATCGACCGACTCATCACCGCCTGCTGCATCGCCATCAGCGGCCACATGGGCAGCCGGGCCGTGTTCAAGATGGAGCGGTTTCTCGAGAAAAAAATGGGCGGCACCCCCGACCCCGAACCGCAGCCCGATCCGGCGCCGGACCCGTGATCACCCCCGGCGTCCTCGCCCGTCTGCGCGAGATCGCGCAGCTCGACCCCGAGGACATCGCCTCGTTCGGCCTGGCGCGCATCGGCGACCACGACGCGCGCGAGATCCTGGCCGACGTTGACACCCTGCAGGCCGTCCGCCTCTACGTGGCGCTCCCCACGGCCACCCTCGACACCCTCCGGCTGCTCCTGCAGCGCCCCAGCACCGAAACCCTGGAGATCGTCCGACGTGATCAGACCCTGGAGCCCTGACGAGATCAAGCGCATTGCCCCGCTGTGCCCCGACCCAGTCGCGTGGGCCCGGCACCTCGGCACCGCCGCGCAGATCTACGACATCCTCGACACCGAGGAGCGCCTGGCCATGTGGACCGCGACCATTGCCCACGAGAGCGCCCAGCTCCGCGTCCTCGAAGAGGATCTCAACTACACCGCGCTGCGCCTGGTGCAGGTCTGGCCGGGGCGGTTCCCGTCCATCGAGTACGCCCGCCACTTCGCCTTCCACCCGGAGCGGCTGGCCAATCGAATCTACAGTTCGCGGATGGGCAACGGCGACGAGGCCAGCGGCGACGGCTGGAAGTTCCGCGGCCGGGGTCTGATCCAGATCACCGGCCGGGC